ATTGAGATTTGATTTATTTTTGTCATTTTTTCAATTAAATCACGAATTTTATTTAATTGATTATAATCATAAATTGATTCTATTTGTTTTAATTCTTCAGATTTAAATATTCCTTCCATAACTATATTACTATATTACTATTCTTTTAAATTATAATATATTTGTTTATTAATTGTTAATAAAATTGAAGACCATATTATTTTATGTATCATAAATAATATTAAATGTTACGAACAATTTTCAAAAGATTTTTTAAACTATGTTGTTTAGCTATCACTATGGACAACTCAACGGACAACTCAACGGACAACTCAACGGACAACTCAACGGACAACTCAACGGACAACTCAACGGACACTAATGAACAATTTGAAAGTATATCATATAATGATACTATACCATTTATAGCGCCAATAAATAAAGGTAAAGTTATAAAGGTGTATGATGGGGATACTATAACTATTGCAACCAAATTACCATATTATGAATCACCTATGTATAGATTTTCAGTTCGGTTAAATGGCATTGATTGTCCAGAAATAAGAGGTAAAACAGATGATGAAAAAGAATGTGCTCAAATCGCAAAACAAGAAGTTGTAAATTTATTAATGGGAAATATAATAGAATTAAAAAATTTACAAACGGAAAAATATGGAAGAGTATTAGCAGATGTATATATTAATGGATTAAATATTAATAATCATATGGTGGATAAACGCCTTGCTTTAAAATATGACGGAGGAACAAAAAAAATACCTGATTCTTGGTTACAATATTATAAGACAGGCGAATTATAAACCTAATTTTGGTTTTTGATTTTGATTATTATTTAAATTTTTTGGTTTTATCAATTCAGCTACGATTGAAACATATTTATCATTCAATTCAAATCGTTGGGCTATAACCCTTGCTATTATTTTATCATTTTCTTCAATTGAATTAAAATAATCATTGCCTGAATAATGATCACGAGCAATAAATAGAACAAATGGGGTGTTTTTATCATTTGAATCTGAACTTTCAGCACGAATACCTGCCTTAGTTATATTTTTTACATTACAGTTTAATTTCATCCCAGCAACTGGGAAACAAACTTCACAATTAAATATTACATCAAATATTACCTGATCTCCTTTTATTATTCCACTTGAGAATGTTTTTACTTTTACTGAATTATGTTTTACAAACCCTTCAACTATACATTTACCTTCTACCATAGTTGCTATAGTTTCCTCTAATATCATTTGCATATTCTTTCCAATCGCATTATAAGGTAACATTATGTTCTTTGTGATCTGCGCTTGTCCATATACATTTTTTATATCTTGATTATTTCTTAAATCTTGATTATTTTTTATTTTGGGTTGTGTTCTAGTTGCTTCCATTATATATTTAAGTTGTATAATCTTTTTATTTAGATTTTTCAATTTTATATTAATTAATTAATTAAATTATATTATTAATTAATTAAATTATTCTACTTTTCTACTTTTCTTTTTTTTCAAATTCATTAATAATTGCGGTTTCTGTATCAACAAACCACCTCTTATTTTCTCGTTTTTCTTTTTCAAACAGTCTTAATGTTATCTCTTCCCTTACACATAATTCGAATAATCCTCCAAGTTCGGCATCGCTCTTATTTATGATTGTTTCATCTATACCTTTTAATTTCTCAATAACATTCTCTTTACCAGATTGAACACACCTAGCCCCCGTACTTCTATTATTTTCTATATCCTTTACTTTGAAAACCATATTCTTTGAACTATCAAAACCAATAAATCCTATATATTTATGCTTATCTTCTTCTTCATTTAATGTATACTTTGACAGTTTTACGGGTTTTAAATCATTTAAATCTTCGGGTTCTCCTAAAACCCATATATTATCCTTTAATATATATGTATTTTCATTGTCAATTCTTGAAGGACCATCAAACAAAATCATACCTGAAACACTCTTCCTTGTAATAACTTTTGAATCTAAAATAGATTTTATAATATTAAAAAAACGAATATATTTTAAATCTACTCCTGATGGGATATTTTTACTCAAATAATTCATTAAATTTACCTTATCATTCATTACCAAACAATCTACAATATGTTCAATTAATATTCCTTCTAATATTTCTAATTTTACACCATCTATATTCATTTTACGAATTACTATACCACAATGATGATACCAATTATTTACACCACGTTTAACCTTTACCGTTGCTAATGCTAATGTATAATTTGCATACATATTATCTAAGACTTTCAATCCTTCTATATTTTCATTGACAACTTCATTATCATCTATAACTTTTTTATCGATTACTAATGGTTTTATTACATCTGAATTAAACTCATATTTTATTCTTTCCGGTTTAAAATCTATAGGAACTTTCCTTTCATATATTGATATCTTGTTGAAATTTATCTCACTTGGTTGAAATAAATAATATTCACCTATATTTATTAAATTTCCTGTTCTACCATACATATCTAATATATATTCTGCATTATCGTTAATTAATTGAGACAATGCCGAATATATTTGGACAGTTGGATATTTTTTTGGAAAATTTAACATTTTAAATAATTCATCTTTTTCATAGTAATGTTTTACACGCATTAACGTACGGATCTTATTTATTATTTTGTCGGAATTTATTAACATAAAGGTTTCATTATATGTATCTAAGTTCAATAAAGAATCATCTATATCTTCTTCTTTTTCTGGCAAACATTTAAACTCACATTGCATATAATCACAAGTTGAGGAGTTTTCTATATCACCTATTTCGAAATTTTTTAATTCTATATGCGTTGATAATAATTGAGTTATATTTCTATTTGATTCTAAACTACTAAAATTTTCCGATGTCAATTGTGTTTGATCGTGATTTATATTGCAATCTACTGCTGTTTGTTTTAATAATCTAGCAATTTCACCTATCCTGATTGCCTTTATTTCTGATTGACGATATACATATAAATCTGCTGATTCATCAACTGAATTGTTTAAAATCGCACCATGTAAAAATATTTGAACATTTCGTTTATTAAATGGTAAATCTTTATGACTAAAATTACGAACTCCTCGTCCTATTATTTGTTCTTGTCTATTTACATTATACCATGGCTCTAATATATGAATTTGTCTAATTCCCTTAAAATCTAATCCTTCAGAACCTGCTTGAGATATTAACACTACTTTTATTTTTGATCCATTTATATTATTTTCGTCTGTTAATGTTTTTACATCAGCATCATTATTTGGCGATAAACGGGAATCACCTGTTATCATCGCATATTTTGCTGCACTATTATTTTTTGTTGGCGAATTCTTCATACTTATATAATCTACGATAGGCACTGGAGGTTTTTTAAATAATGATTTTGTTCCATGTTTTGCCATACCCATCTCTTCCAATGCCAATGCCATAGGGATTAATCCACCATCTATATGTGATGAATATATCAAAATTATACCATCTGATACCTTGTTAGTTATACTATTATATATAGATTCACAAACCTTTTTTATCTTTGAACTATACTTTCCTATCTCATTTGGTTTAAAAATATGTGGAATTTCTGGTTTATATTCAAATTCACCCTTTTTTGCAGGATTTTTTGAATCTAAAAAAATCATTGAGCGTTTTAATCCTTTTATTCCAGTTAATTCTGATGGGTCTATATAAACTGGACTTTTTTTTGTTTTTTTATTTGTATCTTTTTTAGCACCACCATTTATATTAGTATTGCTTCTACTAGACACCTGACTTTTTTCATTTTTTTTGTATGAATTTGTAAATCCTTCAATAACATGTTTTTGCTCAATATCTGATGTTGCTGTAAATGATGTTGGAATTAATGTATTATCTGTTTCAATATTAATTATTAAACTACCATCTGTTTGTGTAAGTTCACTTTCACTTACAATTGATGATGTTTTACTTGATGTTTTTACTTGATGTATTGCTTGATGTTTTACTTGATGTATTGCTTGATGTTTTACTTGATGTTTTACTTGATGTTTTACTTGATGTTTTACTTGATGTCTTACTTGTATGAGGTCCATTAGATATCGCATCATCTATTGTTAATATATTATCATCATCTTCAAAATTTGGAGATATATCTATATTAGTATCTTCATTATCATCTGAATGTTCTAATGGTATTATATCTTGTGATAGTTCATCTAAATGCTCATATGGATATACTATTATTAATGCTTCTAATGGAAGTTGTAAATCATTATAACCAAATGATTTTAGTGTTTTAAAACTAGGAACTCGTTTTGTTTGACCTTTACGGGTTTTAATAACAGTTCCTTCTCTACTAATTAAACTATCAATTATATAGTTATAACCCATTTGTTGAATATCACCAACCATTGTCAAATATATTTGTAATTTACTTATCATTGAATTTATTGGTATTTTATTACCATTCAATTGATATCTTGGATACTCAGCAATATTGCTTAATGTATGTTTAGGATCAAATTTATCAGGATACACTCTAAATGGAAATGTATATGGATTTTCACCTCTAACATGAGATATATAACCTGTTGCCTTTCTTATCAATAATTCACGTCCTATTTCATTACCATCTTTGTCCTTTCTAAAACTACCATCTTTATCAAATACTGAAGCAATAGAAATAATTCCTCTACGGTCATTCATATTCATAAGGTTTAATAACCATATTATTTCCTTATAACTATTAAACATCGGAGTTGCTGATAATAATAGCAACCTAATATTGGTTACAGAATTCACTAGATATACTAGATTTTTAGCAACTTCTTTATTATCGTTATCTCCTGACATTCTAATATTATGAACCTCATCAATAATTATTAATCTATCACTATATGCATCTTGTAAATTCTGTTCTCTTGTATCTGGATTATTACCACCTTTTCTAACAATATCATTAGAGAATTGTGTATAACCTAAAAATGAGTATGAAGCATTTATTAAAGTTTTTACTTGACTTACTATTTTTGCCTTTGTTAAAAATTTCATATTTGTTGGATTTATTTCTTTTAATAATTTATTACCCAAACAACCAGTAATAGTCCAAATATTATCTACTTTTTTTAACTTTCTTTCATCAAATAATTGTAACTTAAAATTATCTTGCACATTAGGACTCGCAACAATGATTATACGTTTATTTATACCCATTTGTTTTAAATAATCACGCATTTCTTCACATACACCAATTGACCCACATGTTTTACCACTGCCTAAACCATGAAATAATAACAAACTATTATATGGCGTTTGAAATGACATAAAATTTCGTATAAATATCTGATGAGGTAATAATTCGTATTCGGCATTTTTTAAAATTTCGGCGTGTTCTTCTATATTATGTATAGTACCGTCATATTTAGTATCATTAAATTCTTTTTTTCTCTCGATTTTAATATTAAAGTTGGGATCATTTAAATCTGGATATAAATAACGAAAATTATTTGGGGAATTTAAATATTCCGATATATTTATATCTTCATTTTCTAATAATTCTTTATTTAATTTATCATCAAACTTGTTTTTATTTATTATATTTTTGGAGAAAATATTATCATCATCCGTCAATACATTGGGGTTTTTATTGTTCATACTTATATACTATTAATATAATCTATATTCTTCTAATACTTTATTTATTGTTTTTATTAATTGTTTTTTTTCTAAATTATAAGGACGTATTGATTTTAGACAATTTTCTATGTTATTCCATTTTACTTTACTTACTTCACTTTTTTGATACATGTCAAAGATATTTATATCTTTATCCATATATGCTAAAAAAAATTTATGCTTATATGACTTATGATTTGAACCTATGAAAATTTCTTCAAATGGTATTATATTGTCTATTATATTTATACTATCAGCAGGATAACCAGTCTCTTCCTCGAACTCTCTTTTTGCACAATCTAAATCTCTTTCTTGATGATTACGACGTCCTTTAGGAAATTCCCACTCTGGACCATCCCACGAAGTTATACTATTGGATATTAATGTTTCTAAATTTACAATACTGTCATCTATTTGGATTCCTGATTTCAATATTTCAAATTTCTTTTGCGACACTATCTCTTCTGCACGGTATTTTGTTGTTGAAACCCACCACATATCTTTCCATAAATTTTCAAAATTATTATTTTGAATTCTTTCTTTTTCTATTAATGACATCTCATTAAACATATGTTGAATATGTTTTTTATTTTGTAACATATATTTTCCTCTTATAAAATCTATATAACCAAAACTATCTTTACGTTGTATCATTAAATACTCATAACATTTATCATTTTTATTATATCTAAATAATATTATTCCATAACTCGTTATAGGCAACTTACATTGATTGAACATATGTCCATGTTTACCACAATTATTACATATATTATTATTATTATTATTATTATTATTATTATTATTATTATTATTATTATTATTATTATTATTATTATTATTTTTATTCATTTATTTATTTTTTTATTTATTATATGTTAAGTTCATTTAGTTTTTATATTGTTTTACCTTAAATGGTAGTTTTAGACCCGACTATATGGGGACCTTGGTATTGGGGATTTTTACATACAATTGCTATGTCATATCCACATCACCCTAACGCTATTACAAAGAAAAAATACTATGAACTTATACAAAATTTACCATTATTTATACCTGTTGAAACAATTGGAAGTGATTTTAGCAAATTATTAGACTTGTATCCTATTACAGCATATTTAGACTCTAGAGAGTCATTTATTAGATGGTTACATTTCATTCATAATAAAATTAATGAACAACTTGAAAAACCGAAAATTTCATTGAATGAATTTTATTCACAATATTATGATAAATATAAACCAAAAACTGTTAAAATACAGGAACATTATAGATTAAAGGAAAAAATTATTTATATTTTAGTCATTTTAGTAGCAATTTTACTCATCTCATATTTATATAATAAATAGAATAATTATTTTTTATTTATATATATAATACATATACATATGAAAAATAATTTAAAAAAATTAAAAAGTTTAAAACATTCTGTAACCCCCAAAAAAAATTATAGTAAAATAAATATGACACATAAAAATAAAGGTAAATCAAAACGTATGGGTGGAAATGCACCAACAGCAGCAGATAACTCACAACCACTATTTGATAACTCACAACCACCAGTTGATAACTCACAACCACCAGTTGATAACTCACAACCACCAGTTGATAACTCACAACCACCAGTTGATAACTCACAACCACAAGTTGATAAGTCACAACCACCAGTATTAACAAACCAAATTATCAATGACATAACTAATGAAAAAACACCAAGTGATGGAAAAAAATCAGGGGATGAAACAAAAACAAGTGATGGAAAAAATGAAACAAAAACAAGTGATGGAAAAAAATCAGGGGATGAAACAAAAACAAGTGATGGAAAAAAATCAGGGGATGAAACAAAAACAAGTGATGGAAAAAAATCAGGGGATGAAACAAAAAACAAAGACGATGCAAAACCCAATGTAATAATAGAAATTGAAAATAAACAGATGCAACTATATACCATTGGATTACTTCATAATAGTATAATTTCAGAAATCTCATTAAAAAACTCTCTAAGTATATTATCAAATAATATAGTAGATAAAGATAAAAAAAATATTACAGATATGCAAACAAAAATTTCAGAAAATATAAAACCAAAAATAGAAATGTTAGATAATATTCAAAAGTTATTAAATATTCCATTAGAAGAACAAATTGATATAAGTAAATTAATGCAATTACAAAGTAGTGATTCAAATGCGGCATCAGGTGCTTGGCAAGCAGTGCAAAGTGCTATTGTGGGTTCGATGATGTTATTCTCAATTCCAGCACTATTATAATTACTGATTAATTTGTATTTTATATTATTTGTATAATATATAATAAATAATAAATATATGATGAAACAAAAAGGGGGAAAAGTGATTGCATCTGGTGGTTTTGGTTGTATTTTTACACCATCACTAAAATGTGTAAATGGTGAGCGCAAACAAAATGATATAACAAAACTAATGACAATAAAACATTCAAATGATGAATATAATCAAATAGAAGCATTTAATAATATACTAAAACACATCCCTGATTATCAAAAATATTTTTTGCTCGAAGGTGTTTCAATTTGTGAACCAGATAAACTAACAGAAGAGGACTTAAATCAATTCGATGAAAAATGTAGTGCCTTAAAAAAGATAAATATAAAATCAACGAATATTAATAATAAATTAGATAAACTATTAGCAGTTAATATGCCTTATGGTGGTGTAGACGTTTCAAAATATATAGAGACAAATATAAATGGATACCAAATAATAGAATTAAATAATTCATTAATTAATTTATTAAAAGAAGGAATTGTGCCTATGAATAATTTAGATTGCATTCACGGAGATATAAAAGACGGTAATATACTAGTAAATTTCGAAAACGAAAAGTTACAAACCCGTTTAATAGATTGGGGTTTAGCATTTAAACATAAAAAAATAACAAATGAGATATCTCGTAAAATATATAGAAGACCATTCCAATTTAATGTTCCATTCTCTGTAATTATTTTCAATAAAGAATTTACCGAAAGATATGAGAATTTTTTAATTGTAAATCCGGAACCCACATTTTTTAAAATACGTGAATTTGTTATGAATTATATATTTGTTTGGATAGATATTAGAGGCGCTGGTCATTTTAAAACAATTAACAGTATAATGAATAAATTAATTGGTAATGAATTACCATTAGTAAAAAAAAAGTCAAAAATTATAGAGTATGACTTAACACATTATTATATAATAGAATATATTACACGAGTTCTTGAAAAATATACTGTGAATAATAAATTTATGTTTGATGACTATTTTAATAATGTATTTTTAAAAATAGTAGATATATGGGGTTTTATAATGGTATATATAGCATTATATGAAGAATTATTTGAGAATTATGATACTTTATATGAATCACAAATGCAATTTATAGACCATATTAAATATATAATAATACATTTTCTTTTCGAAAATCCAACAACAACAATTGATATAACAGAATTAGTAAATGAACTAACAAAATTAAACACATTTTGTGAACAATTTAATACTAAAATGCCATCAAAAAAACTAAATTATTTACGTTCTTTAACAAAAAAACAAAAATCAAATAACAAAAAACAGACAAAAAAAAATAATAAGAATAATAATAAGAAAAATAATAATAAGAAAAATAAGAAATCAAGTAATTAAAACTGTTTACAACTAATTATTATAACTTATTATTATATGAAATTAGAACTTACTATTTTTGGAATAACAGGGTTTCTTATATATAATTCATATCATGATGGAAAATATAGCAAAATGATTATGGGTTATAAGAAATATTATAATATGGCATTTATAGGATTCATGGCATTATCTTTATATTTATTACTTAAACGTAATCCATTACAATCGAAAAATATGTTATTGTATGCTAACAATATGGTTAAATATATGCCTATAGATAAGTCAACAATTGATCTAATTTCCCCTATTTTTGATTTATCATCTGGAGGTAACAAGTCATTTATGGAAAGATTAAATTCAGATACTAATCCCCGACATAATTATAACCCGAAATTAGTAGCAGAACAACAACGTTCGGTGCTATCAGGACAAAAGGCAACAAAACGCTCTGTTAGTGAAACTAAGAAAAAATATGTGGCTTCTATACAAGACTGGAAATGTGCTCAATGTCATTATAAATTAAACCATACATTTGAAATTGACCATAAAATAAGATTAGAACATGGAGGAGGTAATGATGTATCTAATTTGGTTGCTTTATGTCGTGAATGTCATGGACAAAAAACCGCAAAAGAAAATATGTAGAAATACGTTATTATATTTTTATGTATTTATATTATATATTAAAACTAAATATGGTTAATAGTGCATTACAAGAAAAAATACAATCATCTAATGACATATATTATATATACATCATATTTACTGTTGTTATATTTGTGATTACAATGTTGTTGTATATGCGAGATTCAACCGCATTTACAGGCAAATTAATAGGTGTTCTATTCTTAACATTATTTACAAGCATTCTAATATTCATTTTTTTTAGATTTTTTCAAAGTGCTTCTAAAATTGGTGAAAATAAAAATTTGTTTTTTAATTCTTACAAATATCTGTATATCACTTTAGGAGTAGTAACCATGATTGGATTATTTTCAGGAATTTTATCACTACTTGGTGCTTTTTCGACTGAACCTGATGACAATTATAAGTCAGTTTTATTAAATTATTATGTCATTACTTCATTTATTCTATTATTTGTTACAACATATTTAAATATTCACAATAATAAGGATAATAATATTATATTTGAAGATAACGCCATATTTAAACATATTTCGGATAAAAGATTAAATTATACTATATCTTTTTTCGTGTATATTATTGCTATTATTGCTTTATATTTTATTAATCCTTGGGATATTATGACCAAATATGGTGGACCAACTATATTTCTTAGTATTTTTATTGGACTTATTATTATATGTATGATTGTAGTATTTAACTTTTATTTTAATAATCCAGACAAAATATCATCATTTAATGACGCACCTACATTATTTACATTCGCAAAATCTATATATATATTATTAGGATTATTTTTATCTGGGTTGTTATTGTATTGGGTTTTAAATGCTATTGGATCTTTTGAGCAAGATTCGAATACTGGAACAAATGTAAGTCATGTTATTTTAAATTTTTTTATACTTGTCAGTATGTTTGCAGTCATATATAAAGTCGCTAATTTTGAAGGATATTTAGCACGGACACCTGTTTTTAGATTTATTGTTAATTCATTTTTATATATCCCTTGTTTATTAGTCAATATTGTTGACTTTATTAACTCATTTATCGGGTTACCTACCAAACCTGGCGAATTTAAACTCGGGACTAAAAGTGATATGTTCTTTTTTACATTAATTTTATTTATGATTTCTATATATTTATTATGTAAAATTATTATTATACCCATGATTACTCAATACTATTATACAAATGGAGGAAAACAATTAATCAATCAACCTTTAACTATTTCAGAACTAACAAATGTATCTACATATCAAGACCTTAATGATACAGATGAATTTAATTACCAATATGCATTATCATTTTGGGTATATATTGATGCTCTACCACCAAGCACAAACTCTTCTTACTTAAAACCAACACCTATATTATCATATGGCGAAAATCCTATTGTTAAATATGAACCTTATACTAACACTCTTACTATTACCGTATCAAACACAACTAATGAAACTAATGAAACTAATGAAACTAATGATATTACACAAGAACAAATGGCTAACTGGAAATCGTCTCATTCTGATAAATTAGAACAAGTCAAAAGCATACAAATACCTAATTTAATTGATAATGATGGACATAGGGTATTATATAAACAAACTGATTGGTTATTACAAAAATGGAATAACATTGTATTAAATTATAATGGTGGAACTTTAGATGTTTTTGTTAATGGAGAACTTGTCAAGTCATCTATTAAAGTTGTTCCTTATATGAAATATGATACATTAACAGTAGGAACATCTAATGGAATTACAGGACAAATATCTAACACTATGTATTTTAAAAAACCTATGGATGTTACTACAATTTACTCATTATATAATTCATTAAAGGAGAAGAATCCACCATCAATTGATACAAATGACTATAAACTTATTCCATTATAAAACAAACAAACAAACTAACAAATAAATAAATAAATAAAGAAAGAAAATTTATATATTTATATTATATAATGGAAACTAAAAGCATATTATTTTTTGTAATTATAGTTATATTATTGATATTTATTATTAAATATATTAGAAGAGATGTTAATACATTATCTAATTTAATTAGTGCAACCACTATGCATATTCTTATTCTATATGGTTTTATGTAGATAATTGGAACTATAAATATGGCGAACCTAAAGTTATCTATGGCAGAATGACTCCACCTACAAATGGAAGTCTTGATTCAATTGAACCATGTCCATCTGTTGTTTTAGGACCAGTTGAAAATAATCTGGTTATATCTTTAGCAGTTTATCCTGGACAAGATACTGCTCCCGATGATGGTTCTGATTATATTGTACATACATGTGGTATTTCTAACGTATCTATTCAAAAATGGGTTAATTTATTAATTAGTGTATATGATAGAACTTTAGATATTTATATTGATGGAAAGTTAGTTAGAACATGTTTATTACCTGGCGTCGCTAAAACTGACCCTAATTCTCCTGTATTTATTACTCCTAACGGTGGATTTTCCGGATGGACTTCGAAATTTCAACATTGGCCTGTAGCTACAAATCCACAAAAAGCATGGGATATTTATAAATTAGGATATGGCGGTTCTCCATTATCATTTTTAGGAGATTATTCTGTTCAAGTTTCATTATTACAAGGAAATGCCGTTGAAAGTGTTTATACATTTTAATTTTACCTTTTAATTTTACATTTTAATTTTACTTTTTAATTTTACTTTTATTATATGTTATATTTATATATAATATATGAACGCTGCAACATCTACACTTAATCAATTTACTCCATCTAACAAATATATGGATACAAATTCCAGCACTAGTGATTTCTATAATTCTAATAGTTTAATCGCAAAGGTTGCCTTTATTTTACTTGTTTTATTTGCATTTATTATTTTAATGAATGTTGGAACATCTATGTTATCATGGTATTTAAAACCTAAAAGTAACCCTAAATTAATTGATGGTATGGTTGATGCTAGTCAACTTTTAATTATACCACAAGACCCATCTTCTGTTGGATCTGTTACAATTCCACGTTCTCAAAATGAAAATGGCGGTATTGAATTCACTTGGTCATTATGGATGTTAATCGATAATTTAACAACTAATCAAGACAAATACAAATGTGTGTTTTATAAAGGTAATGATTATACTGATAGTCCTGATGCTGTTAATGAGGGAATGGGACTTAATTTTCCTAATAACGCACCTGGGGTTTATATCGCACCTAATACTAATGATTTAGTTATATTTATGAACACATTTAATGTTATTAATGAACAAGTCACTATTAGTAGTATACCTCTTAATAAATGGATTAATCTTATTATACGAGTTCAAAATACAACTATGGATATTTATATTAATGGAACTATTACTAAAAGTCATAAATTACACGGACTTCCTAAACAAAATTATGGCGATGTTTATGTTGGGACTAATGGCGGATTTGATGGTAATATTTCTAATTTATGGTATTATGATTATGCACTTGGAACCGCTGCTATTGAAGATATTGCATTTGTTGGACCTAATCTTAATTTAAGTCTTAACTCTAGTATTAACACTGTTGGGTCTGATTATTTATCATTACAATGGTTTTTTAATGGAATGAATTGATTCATTTCTTAGGATTTTATGTTAGTTATATTATTTTATAAAATAATATATTAAGAGATGCAATGTTATTCACAAATTATTAACCGTAATTGGACTAGAGTACAAGATCCTATTTCTATATACCCTGATTCCTTTACAAAATCACCTGCTGAGATTGAAGGATTGCAAATGTTACATAAATGCACCATTTTACAACATCGAAAAAATAGCACACAATTAAATAAAAAACAAAAATATTCTCAAATCGCAAAAGGATTTGGACAAAAATCGTTTGCTACTCAAAATGAAAGAGGATATACTAACCCTAACATTAAAGGATTTCAACGGGTTAAAACTATTAATACTACTTTAAATGGAGTTCCTATTAATTTACCTGTTACATCATGTAATCCTCCCAATATCATTCCAGATAATACTATGCCTGATCCTATTTCTCCTAATGATGATGAAGTTGCTAAAGAACCTCCTCCACCTATAGTCCCATCTAATGACAATACAACAACATATCCTATTGAAGATCAAACTAATGAACTTCCAGTTGTTATTCAAAACCTTGGATCACTTATATGTGGCACACAAGAAAATATTTGTACTGGAGAAATCACAGAATATTCCGCAAATAACAGAATTATATCACATCCTACATCCGCATCTGATGTACCTGGAACAATTCGGGATTTACATTGGAATCCTTCAATTCCATATTATGAACCTAAAAAACGAACAACTATGAACACTAGTGGATATAATGGACCTAACAATTATATCAAATTACAACGTAATATACCCGACCCTAATACAAATTAGTCTAGAATAAAAATATAGTGTAAAATAATTTCATATGTTATCACATGATATGATATTATTTAAGGTCTTAAACTGGGATTAATACATATTTCTTGACTGGGATATATATCCCCACTCATACACATATCATTAACACCAACTTGACTACATGCTCTATGTCCATTATCTTCTCCAATATAACACCACCCTGATTTGCCAGATAAAGTGCTTTGTGAGTCATCAGGTTCGATTTGAGTATGTTGTTTAGATGCGTCATTTAATGCTTTCTCTAATGTATCTCGTTTTTCAAATTGTTGTGTTTTAGCACCAGTTTGCTGTATTTTCTCTTGAACAGGTAAAGTAGTTGTAGCAAGTTTAGGTTTAGCAGTGGTTGCATCAATAACATCAGCGGTTGCATCAGCGGTTGCATCAGCGGTTGCATCAATAACATCAGTGGTTGCATCAATAACTCCGGTAGTAGTTTGATTAACAATATCTACCGCAGTTTTAGTCCCAGTTGCAGCGTTTTGTGCGGTTAGTTTTACACCATAACCAAAGAAAGATATAATAGGTCCAAATATCTTATTAAATATAATAGTCATTTCTTTGGTTCCATTTGCTAAATAATAAAATATATTAATACCTAAAAGTGCGAGTATCAAAATAACAATAAGCCAAGTTTGCCATGTAATATCATAAAAAAAAGAAAAAAAAGAAATTTTAGAACTCGTATCTGCTCCATGTGATGTTTGTAATAATGGTTCAGATAATGCGGATAAGGGTGTTAATTTGTCAGGTATATAATCGGTAGTAGAATTAGAAGTATTATTAGGAATAATATCAGTTAATCGTTTAAGTAATGTAGTGCTCATTATAATAAAAAAATATATTAAATTTCTAATAATATACAGTAAAATAAAAATGGTGTTATATTTCAATACGTGGAATATATTCTTCGCCTAAACTATTCATTTGTTCAAGTTTTGCGATAGTTTTTTCCAAATTAGATGAATTCAAATTAGTGTAAAGATAATCAGTTCCAGGTGAATGTTCATTTTTTTTGACTTGTTTATAAATTTTATCAATACTTTGAGTAATAACAGAAAGTTTATTTTTATCATTAATAATGCCTCCCCCGAATGATACGGGTTGTGTTAATAGTGCCACAATAAAGTAAAGTATTAGTTTGCGTTTTCGATTACAACCACTAGTATATTTTAAAGAAAATAAATTAAGAGCACTATAAACAATTTTTTGTATCAATTTAGAATGCGTATTAGATTCATTAATAAAAATATCCCAAATAATCCAAATAATATCCATCTGCATTTTGGATTCAACTGGTGCGAATTCTCGTCTTTCACATATACATTTTTGTTTTTTCATTTTACATATACGTGCGAATTCTAATATCCATTCAATCCAATAACATGCATTAACACTGTTAAGTCCATCTTTAGAGACACAATACCCTAATTCATTAATAGCAACAAATAATTCTTTAGGGTCGTCTTTAAAGGTGATTTCTTGTGCATATTTTACAGATGGCGCTTTAAACCTTTCGGTCATATAAGTCATATCAAAATCCTCTTTTTGAACTTTGATATTATTATAACTATGTCGTTTTTTAGTTTCACATAATACGCACATAATTTCACAGAATAGTTTCCTTAATTTAGGATGATTTCTTAATCGTAATTCTTGTTCTGTGAATCCAGCATTTACAATATCTCTAAAATTGCTAATTCTTAAATCTAAATAAATAGATAATTTGGGGTTTTCCATGTGTATATGTTTTGAATAAAAATCAATAATAACGTCCCATAAATCGGTATAATGTCCAGAACAAATTAATTCGGCACTCCAATAACATGCAGGTTCAATCTTAGAATTATATAAACTATTTAGCAATTCCTTTTTGACATCAGTTTTTTTAAAACCTGAGAATGTAGTGCCTTTAAATTCATTTTGTGCACGAATATCGTTAATTTCAGTATCTGCCATTATTATTATCACATAATTTAAAAAAAGTAAAGTTACTAATATAAAATATTAATAGAAGATAATATATATATATAATAGGTTAGATGTCGAATTTATCAAAACAAATAAAGCAAATAATAAATGTATATAACAAATCATCAAATTGGTGTAAAGTATTAGTATTTATTGTGTTTTTAATAGTCCTTATTGCATTATTTAAAGATGTAAGATCTTTAAACAGCGAAGGTTTTGAACAAAACGATAAATTAGTAATAAAAACAGGTCAAGATGTATATGACGATTTTTATGCACAAATATATGATTATTTAGTTTTTAGCAATGTAAAAGATGATTACGAAATAAGTGAGATTATGGATAAGACAAATCCATCTAATGTTAGTAAAGTATTAGATGTTGGTTGTGGGACTGGGCATCATGTAGGAACACTTAGTGAAAAAGGTATTGATGTAATTGGCATTGATATTTCTCCATCTATGATTTCTAGAAGTAAATCTACTTACCCTGATTGTAAATTTAAAATTGCTGATGCAACTAATAAAGACACATTTACATCTAGTTCATTTACACATATTTTATCATTATATTTCACTATCTATTATATTAAAGATAAACAACAATTTATACAAAATAGTTATAATTGGTTAATGCCAGGCGGATATTTTATTTTACATTTAGTTGACCGTGAAAGGTTTGACCCTATTTTACCATCCGGTAATCCACTTGTTCTTGTTTCACCACAAAAATATGCTAAAAAACGCATCACTAGTTCAACTGTAAAATTTACAGAATTCGCATATAATGCTGAATTTAAATTAGATGAACAAAATAATATTGCTCAATTTGTTGAGAAATTTAAAAATGATAATGATGGCAAAGTTCGCAAAAATGAGCATACTATGTATATGCCTGACGCACAAGAAATTGTTGATGAGGCGATACATATCGGTTTCACATTAGAAGGCAAGGTTGATTTATTACAATGTCAATACGAATATCAATATTTATATATTTTTATCAAACCTAACTAATCTAATTGAATTTTTATTATAGAAATGGGACAAACATTGAAGGAAAATGCACAACCAATAAATCTAGGGAACGCATTATTACATCAAAAATACGGTTACAATTTACAAGTGTCCTTCTATATTAGAGATAATACTACTATTTAAGTTACCTTTTTATATATATTTTTTTTTGAACTTAAAGAAATATATAGAAAAACGAAAATAAATCCCAGAAAAGTCCCTGTGTATTTGAAAAAAGGACATTTATAAATGTCCTTTTTTCATTTGCTGAGAATAGTTTCTAGAAAGGGTGTCTGAAAAGACGTTTGTGACTGAGATGCTCTAAATTTCGTTTTTTTCCAAAAACATTTGTTACCATATATTTTTATTGAATTTTATGAAAAATGGTATAAAATTATAATATTTAGGCATTATAAGAGAATGATTACTAATGAAAGTAAAAATGCCGAAAATGCCGAAAATGCCGAAAATCGCAAGTTTGAGTGTATAAATTGTGGGTTCTTATGTAGCAAATATAGTAATTTTCAAACACACATATTAACATCAAAACATAAACGACTAACAAATCAATGCTTAATGCAAGAAAATGCCGAAAATCGCAAGTTTGAGTGTATAAATTGTGGGTTCTTATGTAGTAAATATAGTAATTATCAAACACATATATTAACGCAAAAACATAAACGAAATTATAATAAATCCTTAACGGGTGAAAATAGCGATACATCCAAAGTATATGTATGTGATTGTGGCAAACAATATAAGCATATGTCATCTTTATGCAAACATAAACGAAATTGTAATAAATCTATTGAAAATGAAAATGAAAATGAAAATGAAAATGAAAATGAAAATGAAAATGAAAATGAAAATGAAAATGAAAATGAAAATGAAAATGAAAATATCAAAACTGATGTAACAGATATTTGTGTTAATGAAACTAATACAAAGACAATAAATATGATTATGGATATGATGAAACAAAATAATGAATTTAAAGAACTACTTATTGAACAGAATGAACAAAATAAACAACTGACAAAACAAATCATAGAATTATCATCTAAACCTAGAACAACTAACAATAACACAACTAATAATACCAATAATTTTAATCTACAATTATTCCTTAATGAGACTTGTAAGGACGCACTTAATATTAAAGATTTTGTTAATCAACTACAAGTTGGGATTCTAGATTTAGAAGAAACTGGACGACTTGGTTACGCTGCTGGAATATCTAAAATATTTATTAATGGGTTGAAACAATTAGATGTAAATAAAAGACCAGTCCATTGTAGTGATTTAAAAAGAGAAACTATATACATCAAAGATGAAAATCTATGGGTAAAAGAAGATGTTGAAACACCCAAACTAACAAGTGCAATACGAGAAGTTGCCAATAAAAATATACAGCAAATTTCGGTTTGGACTGACGAACATCCCGAATATATGAATTCTCATTCAAGATGTAGTGACAGATATATGAAAATAGTTGTGGAAGCAATGTCAGGCTCAACTCCAGAAGAATCTGATAAAAACTACAAGAAAATAGCGAGAAATATAACAAAGGAATCTGTTATTAGTAAGTAAATTCTTTAAGTTAATTTATTATATATATTATTTTTATGGAAAATGATATAAATAATAATAATATTTAGACATAATAGACTAATGGATTTTACGCCAATTACGCGAAATATATATATATGCAAATATTGTGACTTTATATGCTATAAGAATAGTGATTATATACGACATAATAACACTGCAAAAACATGAACGACTAACAAGACTAATAAAAGCGGAAGAAAATACGGAAGTTGTAAAAAAATGTGTATGTTATTGTGGTAAAGAATATAAGCATATGTCATCTTTATGTAAACATAAACAAAAATGTAATATTTCTAATCCAAACAAAATAATACAAAATACAAAACCAATCAACGAACAAAACAATGATGATGAACTTAAACAAGTATTAATGGAAGTTGTAAAACAAAACAATGAATTTAAAGAACTACTTATTGAACAAAATAAACAAATCATAGAATTATCATCTAAACCTACGACAACTAATATGAACAATATAATATCAAATTATTCAAATACCATTTTTTACAAAATTTATTGTAAAGATGAAAATATTGCTGATAAATATATTGGACATACAACTAATTTTGTTCAACGTCAAAAACAACATAAACGAAATTGTATAAATCCTAAAAGTGTTGAACATTATCGTAAATTATATAAATTCATACGAGACAATAATGGTTGGGATAATTGGAACATGAAAATCATAGCATTTCATGAATGTGAAAATTTATTAGAAGCAAGAAAATATGAGCAACAGTATTTTGAAGAACATAATGCGACTTTAAATTGTATAGAACCATTAAAAATCAACAACAACTAATAATACCAAATAAATATAAATTAACTCAACAATAATTGCTCAAACTGGAACTGGCGCTAGTGCTAGATCTAGATATACAATTCAAAAGTTCTTTACTATACTTAGTTTTCTTCATCATAACAAAAACTTCAGTTATATCAATGCATATAGTGCGAAGACTATTTACCATAATTTTATTTTTAATTTTGGCAATACATTTGTCTTTATGTAAAATAATAATAAAATCTGCTTCATTTAAATATAATTCAACCTTATTATTTTCAATCATTTTTAATATACTAACAACAATATTGTCGTATTTACTACTAATATAATGTCCATTAACACTGTTGATAGTTTTAATAATAGGATTTAATGAATTATAATATGTGTCATTAATACATAAGCATTTTTTATCAATAATTTCATCAGTCTTTACATAAAAAATGACTTTACTTGGAACGGTATGATTAGAATCCAACAATTCGTTGATATGTTTAATTTCATTCATTTGAATTTATATACTATAAATATATATATTTATAACAATATATATATTTTCCTAGATTCGTAGTAGGTAAAAAAATGGGTAAATCTGTATAAATAAATACATTAAAATTGTAAATAAAAAATATGAATGTATTTCAATATAAATATTGAATGATTTTATATTTAATAGGATTAATAATTTTGTTAGTTATATTATTTTTTATGTATATTAGAATAAGATATAGATTTTGGGCATTACAACCGGTATTTCATTTCTATGATGTTTATTATTGGTTTGTAAATGTGGGTATAATTAGACACAAATTGCCCGAAAAAAATAAATATATAAATTTTCAAAAAATCGAAACATTAGAATATAACAAGGTTTCGCCTAAATATCTGAATGATTTCACCCAGTTAATAAGAAATAATTATTTGTGTAACAAAGATAATACATATTCGCCAAAAAAAGAAAATATAACCCCATATTTTGAATCGCATAATTCAAAAACGTGTTGGTCTTTTTATTGGGAGCCAAATGTATTAGTAGATAATAAAACAAATGAACTAATAAATGATAAAAAATTAATAGGAGTTATAACGAATAGACCATTACATGTAGAAATAATAAACACAAGTCAAAATTCCAAATTTGATGTGAATTATATAGATTTATTATGTGTAGATAAGCATTATAGAGGAAAAGAAATAGCGCCGCAATTAATCCAAACACATGAATATAATCAATGTCATTTAAATCCAAAAATATGTGTTAGTTTATTTAAACGTGAAGAAGAATTAACAGGTATAATTCCATTGACAATATACACAACCTTTTGTTTTAATATGGATAAATGGAGACAACCAAATAAATTAGAATCAAAGTTTAATTTGTTAGTTGGTGATAAACAAAATATATATTATTTATATAATTTCATAGTAAAAACAAAATCCAAATGGGATATAACTATATTGCCTGAAGTTGGTAATATAATGGAACTAGTTTCAACAAAAAATATTTATGTCTCAATGATAATTTTGAATGGAGAAATAATCGCAGCATATATATTTAGAAAAACAAAAACATATATAGAGAAAAATAAATGTGCTTTGTCATGTATATGTTCGATAAAGGGAGATATTTCAAATGAAATTTTTATAAAAGGATTTAAAAATAGTTTATGGAATATAAAAGAAAAATATGCGTATTTATTAATGGAGAATTTAAGTGACAATGATGTCTTAATAAATAATATAATAATAAAAACAAAACCGATGATTCAATCACCAACTGCATATTTTTTTTATAATTTCGTTTATAATACCTTTCAATCTAACAAGGTTTTAATGATTAATTAATTAGACAAATACAAATAAAATAATTGTGATTGTCAAATCATAAATGGTAACAAAAATATATGGTTTATCTAACATATTTACCAACACGAGCAAAACTATCCACTATGAAAATAATAAATATTCCTAAAAATGAATATAATACTACCTCTTCTGTTACATTGTTAGTTCGTTCATCTTGTTTTTCTTCTAAAAGATTAATCATGTAATTTAATTTATCTATCAATAATTGTTGAGAACCACCTTGTTGAGAACCTGTGTTTGATACATTTGTTAGATTTGGATTTTTACCTAAACGTTTAAAATATTGTTGGACTTGTTCTTCATTCATAAAACTATTGTTTAGTGATTGTAATTCAATATCATTATTTTGATTTGGTTGTGGCATATCTGAATTATTTGGCATTGTAGATGACAAATTTGTTAAACATTCTATTCCCCCATCACATTCCGCAGTTGTTCCTTCAGTTTTAACTGCACCTATTGATTGTGGTTTTGGCGGTGGATTGAAGTCACCTAACATATTATTATCGGCATTATCATATGATGAATTGTTTTGATAGATTGAGTCTAACACACTTTTGACCTTTGCTTTATTTATTGGCAGCATTGAATCATTGTTACATCTTTTCTGTGTCTTATTATGTGAGTGAGTCAGCCTTTTTGCGGCAACTGGAGTTGGTGTTGCATTTATATATGAATCACCAACATCATTAAATGGGGCTGCTGAATATGCTAAAGACATTGCTATTAATAAAAATCAATATAATTATTTTATAATTACTCTTAAAATTAAAATATTTAATAATTTATATAGAATGAAATTATTCAATAACAAACAAACACCTATAGGATTACTTTTGGTTTTAGTTTTAGTTTTAGCAATTTGTCCTAGAAGAATTAAAGATATGTATGAAACAGTTTTAGGAAGAATTTTATTAATATCTATTACAACATTTTGTGCTCTTCATAATGTATTGTTGGGTTTGTTAGTTGTCCTAATATTAATAATATCTTCTAATATGTTTTTATTTGAAGGATTCAAAGAAGGATTAGAAACAGGAACAACTGAAACCGAAACAACACCAACGCCAACGCCAACGCCAACACCAACACCAACGCAAACGCCAACAAATGAATCAGTAAAAGTCACTGCAGAAGCGGTATGTATAGGTGATGGATGTGATAGACAAACTTTAACAGATGCACTTAAATCTTTAGATTCTAACACTATTAGTATTAATATTCCAGAGACATCAAGTGTAGAGGTTGAACCATCAATCGATGGATTTACTTCTATGCAATCACGTGTTTAATTGCCTAAAAATTTTATATATTATTTTTATATGCATATAATATATTTATGATTGGTTTTTGTAATAAATTTAAACATTTTAAATATTGGTTAATGTTTATACTTTTTTGTATTTTAATAGTGATTATGTTGAATAATAATAATGTTGCACACATAGAAGGATTTAAACCTTTAGATATATTGAATACATTAGCCTCACCAATATATAGACCACAAATACGTAATGCTAGGGAAATGATTAGTGGAATAGTTAAAATACCAGATACGTTTAAGAATCGTATTAGGAAAATGTTGCATTAATTTGTTCATTCATTTTTTTATATTTAGATATTATAGTGATGTTAGGTAATTTTACAAATTTTATACATAGTCATATTTTATATCTAAATGATAGCAAATTTTTTGCTGGAATAGTTATGATTATTCTCAATATTGGTTCAAAATTTATTGCGGTTCAATTTAGTCGTTCTACTGAACAATATTTAAAAATGAACGTTACAAAACAATTGATAGTTTTTGCTATGGCTTGGATGGGTACTCGTGATATTTATACTGCTCTAATTCTAACAGCAGTATTTACAATTCTATCTGATCATCTATTTAATGAAGAGAGTCCACATTGTATTGTTCCTCATAAATATAGAATTTTAGACAATGTTCTCGATACAAATAATGATGGAATCGTATCTGAAGAAGAAATAAAATCTGCTATGGAAATTTTAGAAAAATCTAAAAAACAAGATAAAAAAAAATCACTTTTAAAGTTTCATAACTATGCAAACGCTAATAATTAACTTTCAAATTCACAATTCATAATTATATTATCTTAAGGGAAAATATAATTTAAAAATATACAATTATTATAAGCTAATGAGTTCAACCGGAAAAAATGTGACATTTAATACCACAAAAGTAAATAGTGAAACTAGTAAAACTGATAAAATTAGTAAAACTGATAAAACTAGTGGAACAGGAACAGAAGTCACAAAAACAAAACCAGAAAAAATACCAAATACACTAGTTATATATATTAAAACACAAATCCAAAATCATTGGGATATTATATATGAACCTAAAATGTCAGTTCCAGGTACCAAAAGTCTTACAGTATTTTTTAATCCTTTAATAAAACTTGATAAAAAAATTACTTTAGATGCACCAGATTACTCCCCAGATGCTAAATATACACAATTTTTTTATCCTAATCAATTTGACTCATTGATAAACCGTAACGTAAGTTCGTTTTTAAACATGCAGACCAATAAAGATTTAGTAACCGCTACTACAGAAAAAATTATAGATCATAATATACAAGTTACTATTGATGCGTTATTTGAGAAAAATAATTTAATATATTTAGATAATTCACCATATACAATTGTAGATAACCATTGGGATGAAGGATATTGGGACATAGATACTAAACCAGCAAATCGATTAATTTCACGTTATTCTGGTTATTATGGAACTAATGTTTTGAAAGCAGCTGACAAAGAATTAGAAAACCTCCCTGAAGGTGTGAAAGGAAATGCTGTAGCAGATGGATTAAAAGACAAACAAAAAACAAATATAGATCAGATTACTACAATAGATAATCAAGACAAAGACATTAATATTGTAAAGAATATAGAGATTGCTGAGAATTTCCCAACATTACCCCCCCTTACATTTTCGTTAGTAAAAAGTCTAGACGAATTTAAACAATATTATGAATATAATGACGAAAAAATAAAGGACAGTAAAATACTAAAAAAACAGAAACTATTTTTTAATAATAAATATGATGCATATATAAATAGTTCTAATAATTTAAATATTAAAATCAACACTTTTTATAAAACCCGAATTGAATTAACAAAAAACGAATACAATTCATATAATGATTCTATTAATAAATTAAAAGAAATAATTAATAAAAATAAATCGCAAAACGGGGGTGCTAAAGGTAAATCGAAAGGTTCTTTTCAATTATTATTGAATGATGATGGTACGGTAACACATAATGCGATAGACAGTAATATTCCAAGTATTAAAAAATATTTTAAGGATAATTACAATATAAATATCGACAAATACACAAAACTTAATAGTCCTAAAATCATTGACAAAATTATAAAAGACAATAAAATAAAAATAGAAAAGGTTGAAAAAAACAAAAACAAAAACAAAAAAATAACAAATATATTAGTTTCTTCTGTGGAATCTAGCGATAATAACACAATAATAGAAGAAGAAGAAAGAGTAAAAGAAGAAAGATCAGAAGAAGAAAGAGTAAAAAAAGAAAGATCAGAAGAAGAAAGAGTAAAAAAAGAAAGAGTAGAAGAAGAAAGAGCAAAAGAAGAAAGAGCAAAAGAAGAAAAAGAAGAAAAAGAAGAAAAAGAAGAAAAAGAAGAATATGAAGCGCTCAAAATCTTGAATACAAAAAAGAAGGATATGATGTATTTATTACTTGAATTTTCCAAACAACTAATAGATATATTTGATAAGTTTGAAGAACATAATTCTAATGTATTAGATATTATGAATATAATAAAGGAGAGTTATTCGTCCGATTATAATAACATAGACAAAGTGCATTTTTCTAAATTACCATTTGATATAATTCAACATGATATTGATACATATAGTTTATTTATTGATAAAGAATCTAATAATACGTATGTCTTAGAATATTTTCAACGCAAAGAGTTTGTAACAGGATTTTATAACAAAATGAAGCAAAAAATAACAAGTGAAAACAATGAAGTAAAAAATAATGATGAAATAAAAAATCTATTAAATGAGGAACTGGATAAATATAAAAAAGATGAAAATTTGTTAGATATTGAAAGCAGTCAAATGTTTATATATATATTCCAAATATATATTTACTTTGAACATATGGTACTGAATATATGGAAAATTACATTTAATTCAATTGAACCATTTTCAGATATTTTACGTTATGAGACAAAAAGTATTTTAAATCACGCTGATAATTATATTATTACAAATGAAGAAAAAAAAGAAAATGAAATTTTTTTAAAAAATAATAAAGTAACAGGTTTGGATATTAAATATATTTCAAAGTCCAAAACATTTGAATTAAAATTGCAAAATGATGAAAATAAACAAGTTATAGATGAATTTAAAAAAAATAATTGGTCAAAACCACGAAAGGTTGATGAATTTATAAAACAAGAACAGAATATTGTAGAAATATACAAATCTAAACTTATGTCATACAATTATATTTTAATCTATACACATATTCTTGAGGAGAAATTTAATTTACAAAAACGTATGTATATATCTGAACAAAATATTGAAACAATTAATAAGATAATATCTGAAAATTTAACAAATTATTATACCATTATTTACAATATTTTAACAAATAATAAGGAAATAAAAGATTATAACAACCACATAAAAATAAGTGAGTCTATAATGTGGGATACAAGTTGGTATAATAATTCTAATACTGAAATTTGTATGCTATTATTAAACAAAAAAATAAAACAAAATATAAAATCTAATGAAATTTATGAACAACGTGCTATAAATATTCGAGAAAATATAAATAAATTATTAGAACGACTAGAAGACCTGAATTCATTAACATATCCAGTTATAAGTAATAATGGATATAATAAACAATGTATAAAAATTTTAGACATTAATTTAGATTTAAATATACCCAAATATATCCCTCGTTTAATTCCTTATGAATTTAATTTAAATATTATATATGATAACGATGATATGAATAATATATTAAATACTGCGTTTTTTAGTATACTTATGGAAAAATTATCACTAGGAGAAATGACAGAAAAAGAATTAATAGCATGGAAATTAACAGAAAATGGAATAAAGTGGATTGTTAATAGAATTATAGAACCAGTAGAACCAATAATTCCATTAGATATAAACGGAGAACCTATAATAGACATAATACTTCACACAACCCCAAATATAGATTATACTTTTTATGCATCAGTGTGTAATCTTTTAAATTCGCAAATGACATTATTGAATGTTACAACTAATAATATATATACGGATTACGAAATAGTTAATGATACAGAACCTTATATTATAAAGAAGCAATTTACTGTCAATTCATTACAAAACTTAGTTTATAATAAAGTATTAGATTCATTAGAAGATTTAAATGACGTAAATGAGTAT